TTGACTAAATCTAGAATGTATATGAACGGAACTCTTCGTTCCTGGATTCATTACTGCGAGTTGCGTATGGAAAACGGAACACAGAAGGAACACAGAGAAGTTGCGACTTCCGCTTGGAACGAATTGACTCTCGTTTTCAAGTTTCTAACAGAAAGATAATAATACATGATCAGAGTAACAAAAAGAGACGGCAAACTCGAACCACTAGATCTAAACAAGTTCCACCGTGTGGTGGCTTGGGCTTGCGAAGATCTGAACAATGTTTCTGCCAGCGAAATCGAATTGAAGTCTCGAGTTCAGTTCTACGATAAGATCAAATCTACAGATATTCATGAAACTCTGATCAAGGCAGCTTCTGAATTGATTTCAGAAGATAATCCAAACTATCAGTACGTTGCGTCTCGGTTGATCAACTACAACCTCCGTAAGGAAGTGTATGGTCAACCGGATCCTATTCATTTTGGTATTCACGTTGAAAACATTCTTGAAAAGGGCTATTACGATAAGGAAATCCGTGATCTATACACCGTAGAGGATCTACATTGGCTCAATAAGCAGATCGATCACGACCGAGATTTTGATATTGTCTACGCTGGTATGGAACAATTTCGTGGTAAGTACCTTGTAAAGAACCGCGTCACTGGTGAGTTCTATGAAACTCCGCAGATGGCAATCATGCTTATCGCGATGACTCTTTTTCGTCGATATCCTAAAGAAACCCGTTTGAAATATGTAAAGGAATTTTACGATGCAGTATCTACGTTCGAGATTTCCCTGCCTACACCTATCATGGCTGGTCTACGCACACCCCAGCGCCAATTTTCTTCTTGTGTACTAATTGAAACAGATGATTCGTTAGATTCAATCAATGCAACAACGAGCTCGATTGTCAAGTATGTCTCGCAGAAAGCCGGCATCGGTATTGGCGCAGGTAGGATTCGTGCTATTGGGAGCGCTATTCGGAACGGCGATGCTTCTCATACTGGGGTCATTCCTTTCTACAAGCTTTTCCAAGCAGCAGTCAAGTCATGTTCACAGGGCGGTGTACGTGGTGGAGCAGCAACCCTCTATTATCCTGTATGGCATCTAGAGGTTGAAGACCTGCTTGTTCTGAAGAACAACAAGGGAACCGAAGAAAACCGTATACGTAATCTTGATTATGGTATTCAGTTCAACAAGGTGATGTATGAGCGACTTCTGACTGGTGGAAACATCACTCTGTTCAGTCCTAATGATGTTCCTGATCTTTACGACGCATTCTTTGTTGATAACGATCGTTTCCGCGAACTGTATATTGAAGCGGAAAACAATCCGAATATCAGGAAGAAGACCGTAGCGGCGATTGATCTGTTCTCGGCTTTCGTTCAAGAGAGAAAAGATACTGGACGTATCTATCTGATGAACGTTGATCACGCGAACGATCACGGTGCTTTTGATAAGTTCAAGGCACCAATCAAGCAGTCAAATCTTTGCTGTGAGATCGATCTTCCGACCAAGCCTCTAAATAACCTTGATGATGAAAACGGAGAGATATCTTTATGCACACTAGCTGCCATCAATTGGGGAAAGATTCGTGATCCTAGTGATTTTGAACGTCCTTGCTCTCTTATCGTCCGTGCATTGGACGAGCTCCTCGATTATCAGGATTATCCGGTCGCGGCAGCAAAAAGATCTACAATGTCGAGAAGACCGCTTGGAGTTGGTATTGTCAATTTTGCTTACTGGCTTGCTCGTAACGACCTTAGCTATCAGTATATAACTCAGGAAGGTCTTCAAAAGATTCATCAGTATGCGGAAGCATGGTCTTATTATCTGATCAAGGCATCTGTCGAGCTCGCTCGCGAGCGTGGGCAATGTTCTCTGTCTCAGGAAACTCATTACCATTACGGTCAGTTTCCTATCAACACTTACAAAAAAGAAGTTGACGAACTAGCACATCCGGTTTATAATATGGATTGGAACCTGCTTCGCGAAATGGTTAGCGAACACGGTATTCGTAACTCGACACTTATGGCTTTGATGCCTGCCGAAACTTCTGCGCAGGTTAGCAATTCAACCAATGGTATTGAGCCTCCGCGTTCGCTTGTTTCAGTAAAACAATCTAAGGATGGCGTCCTGAAGCAAGTCGTTCCCGAGGTCAGAAAGCTGAAGAATAAATACGACCTGCTCTGGGATCAAAAGTCTCCGGAAGGCTACTTGAAGATTTGCGCTGTGCTTCAGAAGTTTATCGACCAAGGTATCTCTGTCAACACTTCATACAATCCAAAGTTCTATGAGGAAGAGCAGATACCTATGTCCGAACTGGTCAAACACATCGTGATGTTCTATCGTTATGGCGGAAAGCAGCTTTACTACTTCAATACTGCTGACGGCGCTGGCGAACACATTGAAACTCCAAAACCTGTGTCTGGAGTTCTTGTTGAAGAAGACTGTTTGAGTTGTAAGATTTAGCTAAACGGTTGCAAAATATAAATAGTCCATAGTAAGGAGAAATGCTATGGACTATTTCAAACACTACGGATTATTGATAGAAAGAGCTAGGAATAGAAAAATACAAGGTTATAAAGAAAAACATCACGTAATACCAAGATGTATGGGAGGTTCTGACTCCAAAGAAAATCTTGTAGATTTACTACCAGAAGAACATTATATCGCTCATCAACTATTGGTAAAAATGTACCCAGAACATCCAGGTCTTTTGTCGGCTGCTATGATGATGACTGCAAACAGATCTGGAAATAAAGTTTACGGGTGGCTTAGGAAAAGATGGTCGGATAAGATGAGGTCAAACAATCCTATGCGCACGAATCCTTCTTGTAACGCTAGAAAAGGAAGACGCCTCAAAGGATCTTATTCGGATGAAGAGCGCGCCGAGATTTCTTCTAGGATGAAAAAAAACAATCCTATGCACGGAAGAAAACCTTGGGAACATTCTAGAGCGAACGAAGCAACGAAAAAAATATGGCGCGACGCAGATAAATACTATCTCTGTTGGTTAACAACTGGATGTTCGTATCACGCTTTGGCTACTAAGTTTGAAATGAAACCTACGATGAGTCACAATAATATGATCAAACTTTTTCGCTCCGGATGGAATCCAACTCTAGACCCTATATGGAAAGATTTTCATGATAATACAGCTAAATCCACCCTTGCCAATAGTAACACCTCTCGGCAAGGGACTGGCTCATGTTTTGATTGATTACGGAATTGAGCACGATTTGATGTGGGTTTGTTTTCAGAACGAAACCGGTGAATGTTGGACTTGGTCGAACAGAGATATAAAAGCAGACAAAAACATTACAATCGGAAGAAAATAAAAATGACTTACAACGTATTCGATTCTAGCAACAAGAAAGATCACCTTAAGGCTCGAGCATTTTTTGATAATGCTCCGACCATTGCTAGATTTGATAAACAGAAGTATCCGTTCCTAGAGAAGCTGACTCGGCAGCAGATGGGATTCTTCTGGGTTCCGGAAGAAGTTGACCTGACTCGCGATACCAAGGATTTTCGCGACTTGACGAAGAACGAGCAACACATCTTCACCAGCAACTTGAAGCGACAGATTCTTCTTGATTCAGTTCAGGGTCGCGCGCCAACGGCAGCTTTCAGCCCTATTGCTTCGCTGCCGGAACTCGAGAACTGGATCATCGCCTGGACGTTTAGCGAATCTGTTCATTCACGTTCGTACACTCATATCATTCGTAATGTCTATAGCGATCCTTCGAAGGTTCTTGACGACATCCTTGACATGCAGGAGATTGTTGATTGCGCCAAGGATATCAGCTTGTACTACGACGATCTGATTGATCTGAATCAACGTGCGGCATTGAATTGGCATGCTCATAACACCCCATCGCCTTATCATCATAAACATGCGCTCTGGATGGCTCTTACATCAGTTAATATCCTTGAAGGTATCCGCTTCTATGTAAGTTTTGCCTGTTCCTGGGCATTTGCTGAATTAAAAAAGATGGAAGGCAACGCGAAGATCATCAAGCTGATTGCTCGTGATGAGAACCTTCATCTAGCAGGAACTCAGCAGCTGCTTAAGATTCTTCCTCAGGATGATCCTGATTTTGCGTTGATCAAAGAAGAGACTCGTGAAGATTGCGTAGCGATGTTCAAGTCTGCTGCCGAGCAGGAGAAAGCTTGGGCTGAATATCTTTTCAAGAACGGTTCTATGATCGGTTTGAACAAAGAGCTTCTCTGTGATTACGTTGAGTGGATTACAAATCGTCGTATGCAGGCTGTAGGTTTGCCGACACTATATAAGACCGGATCAAATCCTCTGCCCTGGACACAAAAGTGGATCAGCGGAGGCGAGGTTCAAGTCGCACCGCAGGAGACTCAGATTACATCTTATATTGTCGGCGGCGTGAAGAAAGACGTATCAACAGAAACATTTAAAGGGATGACATTATAATGGGTTGGAGTTCTGGATCAAAGATTTTTGACGAAATTGCGGAAATCATTTTTAACATTGTAGAAGATCCTGAAGATCGTAGACTACTCTATTCAAATATTCTTGGGATATTTGCGGACCATGACTGTGACACCTTAGAAGAATGCGACAGCTCGGATCCAGTGTTGAAAGAAGTCTTCAAAGAAATGGGCTTGATTGAATTCGAAGAGAATGACGAAGACGAAGAAGATGATTGGCCAGACGGTGGGCGTGAGATGTTTTGATATAAGTAGAGGGGTTAAAAGGATGCCCCTCTATGTCATGGATTTTCGAATCGCAGCCTGTAGATGAAACTGTTCTAGATGATTACGTCGGTTTCGTTTACTGCATTACTAACTTGATTGATAATAAGAAATACATCGGTAAGAAGCTTCTGAAGTTCAGAAGGAGTAAGATCGTCAAGGGTAAAAAGAAAAAAATCCTTGTCGAGTCAGACTGGAAGAAGTATTGGGGTTCTAACAAAACTCTCATAGCCGATGTTGAAGCTCTAGGCGAAGACAAGTTCTCCCGAGAGATTCTAATGTTTTGTAAGAGTAAAGGTGAATGTAATTACTGGGAAGCAAAATTCCAGTTTCAATGCTCAGTTCTCGAAACTGATAAGTATTATAACGATTTTATCATGTGCAAGATTCACAGATCACATGTAAAAAAGCTTGACTTCTCCCAGGAATCTAGTATAATAAGGTTACTGGGATAGCAGCGAAATAATAGAAAGAAATAGTGTCATGGATATGAACATGGACGAAGTAATAGCCTATATCGAAACCTGCTCGCCAACATCGAAGATCTACATCGGATCAGATTCCGAAAGATTCAAGCTCAAGGGAAAGTGGTATGCTGATTATGCTACGGTCGTAGTTGTTCATATCGATGGCAAACACGGTTGTAGAATCTTTGGTGAAGTAACCAGAGAGCTAGATTACGATCGTAAGGTAAACAGACCAGCACTTAGGTTGATGAACGAAGCATACAAAGTTCAGGAACTGTACTACAAACTCCAGGAAGCGATTGGAGACAGATTCTGCGAGCTTCATCTTGATATCAACCCCGATGAACGTTATGGCTCTTCTTGCGTCGTTACTCAAGCCATCGGTTACATAATAGGTACTTGTAACATCGAGCCGAAGGTTAAACCTTTTGCGTTTGCAGCTAGCATTGCTGCGGATCGTTACAAGGGTCTGGCAGCAGCATAAATACTGAATGCTTTCTGCGACCGCATACTGCGGGAATGGGTTTCACGACCCGTTAACAAGAATTAGGAGATCAAACTTTGATAAAGCGCACACTGGTCGCGCTTTTGAGTTTGAGCGTTTTACTATGCTGCATCTCTGGCGCAGCACAAAATAACAATATTGCACGTGAAAACATTTTGACGGAGGAACGTGTTGTCAGCCCACAAGCTGATACGATTGAAGCAACCCCTATGGTTGCAACAGTTGAAACTAATAACGCTCATATTCAAGAGGTAAGCGACAACAACGCTGCCGCCAAGGAACGACGCATCGTACGAAGGTACGATGCTAAAGCATCTTGGTATAGACATGGTAGAGTAACTGCCAATGGTGAACAATACAACCCTATGGGTTTAACTGTAGCCCACCGCTCTCTACCGTTTGGCACAATTGTGAGATTCACTAATCCCGATAATGGGCGAAGTGTAATAGCTAGAGTGAATGACAGAGGACCATATATAAGAGGTAGAGAGTTCGATCTTTCTCTTGGTTCTGCTAGAGCTCTCGGGTTCGAGCGTACCGGAATAATGGTTCTGCGAGTTGAGATAATGTAATCAGCGAGGATCGTATGACGAAAGACGAAAAGAAGACTCTTGAGGATCACAATTA